ACCCTGCGTGGTTTGAGACTGGAGAAGGCGCACCAGACTTCAGACCGAATCAACATACTTTTCATTCTAAACAGAATCATGAATACGTTTGGGATACCCAACGTGTTTTTAACAATCTATACAAAGAGGAGCAAGAAGATGAATAAGAGTTTGGACGTACTAGGAAGACAAAAAGAAATGCACAAAAAACGTCGAAAGAAATATAAAGATCGTGGAACATCAGGTTTTGATCAGTCAATGAAAGAAAGAGATAAAATAGACGAAAGTTTTTTTAAGGATCTTGATTTAAAAGAGCGATACGGCAAGGATGCTCCTAAATCAAGAAGTTTTGGTATAGACCCTACGGTGGCTAAAGATATGAATCTTTCTGGAGAACTCGGCATGTCAAAACAAGAATTAAAAGAAAAATTTCCAAAGGCTGGTAAGAAAGCAGGTAAAACGGTCAAGAAGAAAATGATGGCTGGTGGTAAGCAAGTCAAAAAGATGATGGCTGGTGGTAAGCAAGTCAAGAAGGGATACGCTGCTGGTAAAACAGTCACAAAGAAGATGATGTCTAATGGCAAGCTTGTTGGAGGTCAGAAAAAACTAGATAAAGATAATGATGGTAAAATATCTGGTAAAGACTTCGCAATGTTGCGAGGAGGCAAAGCCAAAGGCGGAGCTATCAAGAAAATGGCTGGTGGAAAGCAAGTCAAGAAGATGATGGCTAAAGGCAAGATGGTCAAAGGCGGTGCTAAAGGCGGTAAGAAGAAAGCCAAGGTAAGAGGCGCAGGTATAGCCATAAAAGGTGTAAGACCAGCGAAGATGAGATAAAGCCATGATGCGTAGATACTATAAAAAAGGGGGCAAGATATGCCCATCAGGTAAAGCTTGGGCTAAACGTACATTCGATACGTACCCAAGCGCCTACGCTAATATGGCAGCATCTAAATACTGTAAAGACCCTAATTATGCAAAGGGTGCAAAAGGTAAAAAGAAAAAGAAGAAGTAATGGGCGCTTTAAAAGATTGGGTAAAACAAGACTGGGTTCGTATCGGAACCGATGGTAAGATAAAAGGTAAATGTGGTACGTCTAAGGACAAGAAAAACCCTGACAGGTGTTTACCACGCAGTAAAGCTAATAGCCTTAGTCAGTCCCAACGAGCCACTACAGCCAAGAAAAAGAAGCGTGAAGGCGCAAAAGGGAAAACTGTAGTAAAAAATACCAAACCTGCTACAGTAAAACTACGAACGGGCGGACTTGCAAGGAGAAGAAGACATGGATGAACTAGAACAACAGATACGTAACGAGTATTTTGATAATGATGCTATCCAGAATATTATGAGCCTTCAAGAGTACGCTAGAACCAAAGGAGTCATAATCGCACCTGAGAAAGAAGTTAGAACCATCAAACTAAAAGGTGGTGGGCTTGCTCGACGTAAACGAAGCATTGCACGAGGTTGCGGTGCTGTAATGGCAAACAGAAGAAAGAAGACACAGTATATATAGGAGGCAGTATGGAACTTATACAGAATGGTACATTTGCAACAGGAGAACCTGTGTACCAAATAGCAGAAAAGAATAGTGATGGGACACACACTACTGTTGTGTTTGATCCAATGACAAAAGAAGAAGCTGAATCAAGACTAAAGTCTATGGGAGGCACGACAGTATCTGACGGTTCTCCTAACTACAAGTCTATGACAAAGCTAGAACTAGAAGCCATGATGCGTGAGCATGGTGTGGAGTTAGACAGACGTAAGTCAAAAGGTGAGTTGTTAAAAGAGGTAGACGCTTATTTTGCTCACGTCTTGCACACACCTAGCGAGGACTAATAATGGCTACATCGGGTACTACAGCATTTAACATGGACTTCACGGAGATCGCTGAAGAAGCGTGGGAACGTGCAGGTCGTGAAA